TTTCCTTCATCTATGGCTGCTTCACTATCTTCAGATTCAACGGAATCAATTTCTGGTTCTACGCTTGAGGGATCGCTTTCGCTACCTTCTGGCACCACAGGGGCCTCAGCATTTGCCTTCGCTGGGGAACCTGTCTCAGTCTCATTGGTTGCTGGAAGTTGGTTACGCATAGCGGCCATTTTCTGGGCAATTGAATCCAATGATGGAACTGCGTTTTGAGCAGGGGCCGTGCTTGGTGCATTAGGCGTGCTCACTACTTGTTCTGTAGTCATTTAAATTTTCCTTTATTCTGTGGGGGCATTTTGAATGCTTACCGCACGATTTTTGTAGTAGACTGCTCTTTGCAGACTGGCTACGAATTTGTCAACTCCAGCGATCATATGGGCGAGAGCAACTCGCTTACAATTGTCATCTGGTGTATGTCCGTTAATGCCGCTGAGTTCGTCTGCTATGTCAAACTTAAAGTGGTGAACAAAGAGTGCAAAGTCTTTATTTGACAGCAGGTTTTCTGCTCCACTACCATAAGTTTTAATGGCATCCAGTTGCCCTGGCGACATTGTCTTAATTTTATTTATATCTAATTTAGGCTTTTGGTTAAATGCCTGGGTCAATTCGTCATTTATGATCATTTCAATTCCATTTTGTTATTAATAGTTCGTGGCCTTATGTTGTTTAATTAGGGCAATGGCATCTAACTGCTTGCCTGCTGATGTTCCTGCAACATCAGAATTATCTTTGTTGGCCTGTGCCAATGCCTTGGTTGCATCAGGATGTTGTCCTGTCATCTTGCTCATAATTTCTTGTGTACGAGCTTGATCTAATGCAGCCTGTGCTTTGGCTTTAACTTCTTCTGGGCTAGGTTGTTTCTGTGCCGCAGCCTGTTGTGCTTGTTGTGCCATCTTCATAACTTCTTCTTCAGTTAGAAGATAAGTGTCAGCATCCTTAACACCTAGAACATACATCATATCTTCATAAGGGCGACGCATCTTCTTGAATGATTCAGGAGTAATGGCATTCATTGCAACACCTTGTGCAACTTCTTGAACCAATTGTGTTTGTGCTGCCTTGATGGCTTGAATGCGTTGTAGGCTGTTTTCTTCTGATGCCATGCCAACTGCTAGATCAATGTGTATAATCTTACGCTCACAGAAATCCATGTTGTCAAAGCGTTCTGCATCTAAGAACACAGGTTCGTGATTTGGGTTAAATTGTTTAGCCAACTTCTTAACACCATAATCATCACCATACTGAACTAGAGTACGCCATACTAACCATAATGCATCTTCTAATCCTTGGGCACAATTCTTAACAATGTTGTCCTGGATAAGTTGGTTAGGTCCCATGGCCAATTGTAGTTTGGCACCACTATTACCTGGGCTCATAACTTCTGGTGTGAATGTGTCTGTTGGAGTAGTCATACCAACTAGGGCCATGATGTCTTGTTGTAATCTGCTCATGGCAGTTTCAACGAAGGCTAAGTTACCACTTGGTGCTGGCATTGGATAGACATCAGTTGCTGGATCAAACTTGCTGTCTAAAATAAAGATAGCGGCTTCACCGTCTTGAATCATTTCAAAGTCAACGCGATCTGGTTTAACACCAATGCGTGGGGTGGCTGTTAGCAAACCTAATTGAATCTCTGCTCTATGAGCGGATGTCATATATTCCTGTGCTGGAACTAGCGATTCAGCCAAACTCATTCCATAGAAGTTTTGTGGCAGTGGTCTTGGGCACATGTTGGCCACTGGAATAAACTCTACTTCGCGGGCACTGATAATGTATTGTCCAGAGTAGATAATTTCCACTAATTCTAATTCACCATCATTGTCAATATCATAACGGTTCCATGTTGTTAGAACCGTGACTTGGCGGGCTGTAGGATCCTGGGCCGCATAACCTGTGCTTGGCAGACCATTGATAGGAACAGAGTCCCTAGCGTGAATGGCAAGGTTATTGAGAAGGGATCCAGCCTGATATGCACCAACATTACTATATTCTGCGAACTCCATGAACTTCTCAAGATTAATATCAGGATAGCGTTCATAGGCTTCTTGAATACTCATAGGATCATAGAAGCCACAGAAATCTTGTTCCTGAATGTTAATGATTGTGGGATTACACATCCAATAGTGTTGTGCTATAGGACGGAAACGAATGTTTAGGTTGTAACCAGTTAGTTTGTATTCTGCTTCAAATATGGTATTGCGTGCCACTGATTCATTTACAGCGGCTTCACCATCAGCAATTGGAGTATTGTCTTCTGGTGTCATCAAAGGTGTGTGCATGGAATCTTCATCACCTTCTGCACCACGACGCATTTGTTCTTCAAAGTTGTTTAGAATGTTTTGTCTGCGTTCTTGAATAGCACCTTGATGCCATTGTTGAGTTTCTTTCATGACCTGTTCAACATCAACCTTGACCTTACGCTTCTTGGTGCGTAGGGCAGTTAGGCCAGCGTCAGCAGCCTGTGCTTCAAATGCCTGTAGTTGATCGTTGGTACCAGTTGTCTTGACATAGCGTGTGATCAATTCACGATCTGGGCTGATCATCATTTCGCCGTTCTTGTGTAGTAGGGCGTCCATGATCCAGTGCTGTAGAATAAAATGTGGATCGTTGTTTTGGTTTACTAGTTTGTGTACCATTTCAGTAGCCTGGCGAGCGGCTGCTGTGTCATCTTCGTTATCAGGCACAAACTCAAAGTTGATCTCACCATTCTGCATTAGGCCCTTAGAAATAACTGCTGTAGAGTAATCCACTGAGGGTTTTACCACAGGGTGAATGTAGTCAATACCATTAACAGGTTCAGTTGATTGCGTAACTGCTAGGTTTAAGTAGTGGTAATCACTAGCACGATTGATGTTATTTTTGGTGGCCAACAAGCGTAAGTTGGCAGCACATTTCTGATCCATGATACGCTTTAGATGTAAGAAACGCTCCATGCGTCCTGTGGGATTGTAAACTTCTGATACTACGAAATGGCTTTTATCAAACATTGCGGGATTCCTAAATGGTTTCTTTTATTTATATATTTCTTAGATTAGGCATAGATTAGACTTATCTAACTTCTAAAGGACGCTTCCATTGTGGTATATTAATTTCTTTGCGGGCTTTGATGTTCTCAGCCATCATCCTATATTCAGCCATACGCTGTTGAGGAGTCTTGTGATCATAAGGTTCTGACCATCCATTTAAACAACCTAATAAAGCATAGCGGGCTGAATCTAGACAATCATCAGGGTCTGAAAATCTTCCTTTTTCATCCACAAAATAATTCTTGGCTTCACGCAGAAATTCCACGCAGTTTTCATTGACATGTAGTGTTCCTAACTCTAACATTTGACGCATTGTGTTTACACCAAATGATTTGTGATTAGTTACTTTGCCCTCACTATCAGGAGGATTCATAACAGGATGGGCAACAACATTGAGATTGTATTCTTCAAACATCTGCCTTAGGCTTAGGGCTGACATTGTATAGCGGCCCGCTGTGTTGGCATCACTGGGTAGAACAATAGGACAGCCAAATACTTCTGAACGCATTAGATGTTGTATCCAATTTACAGGAGCGGCTTCTTCTGTGCCTTTGACTACAATTTGAGAATGTAGCCATGCTTCATTTTCGCGTGGATTCCAATACATCAAACTGATAACCGTTTTATCACGAACCAATCCAAGGTCTAGGGCAATCACACGCTCTATGTCATTCATTTCACGGAAGTTAAAATCTCCAGTCTTGTATGTGGGCCAATTGCGTATTTGAAATACAGCACCTTGACCCATAACTGGCACACCAGCAATACGAGCTTCACGCTCATGTGGTAGATAATCACGCTCCAATTGGCGGCGTGTTTCCATAAGCAAGAAAGGTTCGCCCCAAGGATCATATTCTGGAACATCATCCCATGTTACGCGAACATGTTCATAACCATCTTCTTCATACCAAAATTTACTTACTAATCCATTCAAGCCTTTTAATGGTGTGAATGAACAAAGCACCTGTCCTTGTGTTGTGGCAGTACGAGTGACTAATTCTGAAAAGATTGCGTCAGGTGGTTGTTCATCAAACACACATAGATCTAATTTGAAACCCTGTAAGTTACGAACTTCCTGCGTGTAGTTACCAAATAGCAAATATGAATTAGCACCTGAAACATGACGAACCTCAACACCCAAAATGTTAGCACCATCACATCGCATGGTATCCTGCACAATGCAATTACGGGGTATGGCACCTGTGCCAATGTGATCTTTGATCTTGACATCTTTAGTACCAATCAATTCATCTTGTAGAACGCGGGCAACCTGTTCCCATCCTTCACCACTGACAAACACGGTTATGGGCTTTGTGAAACGCTTGGCATTTTCAGGCCACCAATCAGGATAAAGTCCAGTCAGGTGATAAGCAGTTTCAAAACATGTTGATACCGTTTTACCAATACGGTTAGCAGCCAGGATGCCTCTGCGTGGACTGCCGCCTGTAGCAAAAAACTTCATCTGATGATTAAAGGGCCTGAAATACTTTAACTGATTGTATTGCATCTCATCAGCCACACTGATAGCAAAGTCTTCAAACTTTGTGCGAGTGTAGGTATCAAATAGTTTTAGGCTATCTGGCTTTAGGTTATGTTCATCACAGACCCAACGCACAGCCCTACGCATGATAACATTGGAATCAATCATATTCTTTAAACTCTACTCTTGTGAGCCTATCATGAAGTATTTTATTTTGTCTTTGTAGGCCTGCCACAGCATTGGTCAAATGTTTTATCTGTTCAGCCATTTGTTCCATTAGGTGGCAAACCTGTGATAACTTTTCACCCATGGCATCTACATTATGTTCATGCACAGCGTCACGAACAAATAGTTCTTCTAACTTCTGATAGGGATCCCAATCATGATTGAACATCTTTTAGGCTAGACCTTATTTGGTTTATTTGATTCATGGCCGCAGCCAATGAACAAATTTCTTCTGCTGAGAGAATCCATGTGTCTGGATCATTGGCACGCACACCATCACGCTTGTCTAGGCCTAGGTGTAGGCGCTCTGTGATCAAGCGTAGAATATGTTCTAGTTGATTTGGAAACTTCTCCAAGAAGGCTTCACGGTGTGCGCCATTTACCTTCTGGAGAATGCGTGTGTCCAGAACTTGCTTTTCAAAGTTCTTGGTTGAGTCCATGGATTAATTCCTTTCTTTTTTGTTCCCAGCGTTTTAAATTGCCTAAACTATTTTTTAAACATTCTTCAGGAGTTTTAGGAATACCAATATGTCCGTCACGAGCATTGTGTTCATGGCTTTGGATAAAGACATTACCAATTTCATACGCACCTGTATCGTTAATGCGACTCATATTGTATTTGCCTTTTCCATTACCTCGTTGATTCCAATGTCCTGATTCTAACCAGATGTTAATCCAGTCTTCAAAGGACAATTTGAAATCAACTCCACGCTGTTTTGCTCTATGCCGTTGTTTATTGTATTTGTCTTCTGCGGCAAATAGATCAATTAGCATATCAATTCCAGGGATTGTCAATGGCACCTTGATTGAACTGAGTGAATGAACGATCAATCCAAACTGACCAGAAACTTTGTGTACGGTTAACACGCTTGCTTTCCATTAGGGTGCGTAGGCGTTGTCCCATTTTGGTGTAGGTGCCATCAGCGTAACGAATGGCTTGTTCACCAGTGCGTGGATCAATCCATACAAACTTCTCTGGGCGTGGACGACCATACTTGTCAATCTTCTCACCAAATGATTGTTTCTCTAATGGTCCCATGATTTCATATGAAATGCTGCCATCATCATAGGTCTTGAATTGACAAACAACTTTGGCATCAACTGCTCGCATGTTGTAGTCAGGGTGAGGCACAGCCATATCGTGGAACACACTCATAACTTGGCTGTTAGAGGGCAAGCGTGGATCGCGTTTAGGAATTGGTTTGATTGGATCTTCTGGGATTAGATCATTGTTGTCTACATAAGGGTTAGCACCTGTGATGTAGCGTGGATCAATGTCTTCATTGCGTAAAACTGCTAGGGCAATCTCATATTTCTTTTCAGGTGCTAGACCTTTTAACTTTAATGAAACACGAGTCTCATCAAATACAAACTTCTCCAACTCAGTGGCAGTTGGGAAGTCTGACTTCAGGCCTTCTAGGCTGTATTCAATTGGTTCTGGTTTTAGTGCGTCTACTGAGTTGATTGTTTCAATAGGTTCTTCAAAGTCTAAAACTTCTGGTTCAATTGGTGTTAGTGTTGAATCTTCTTTGATTTCATCATTCCAGACATCTACTGGTTTGCCTGTGGGCTTTTTCATAATCATTTCCTTTCAAATATAATGAAGGGCTGTTAAGGACAGCCCATAACCTTTTAAGACTTTTTAAAACGCTTTGGAAGTTTAATCTCTTCTACGATAGGCTCAACCTGTGGGTCATGCTTAGTATTAGATTTCTCCCAAGAGTGGTGAGCGTAAGCAGTCTTGATTTGATCTGCAAGGTCAGCTCTTTCCATCTTGCCTTCCTTGAAGTTCTTACGCTTCTCACTGGGATTAGTGTTACCAATCCTTGGACCACTACCAAAGTTTTCTTTCATGGGTCTTAATTTTTCGTAGTTCATTTTTTAAATCCTTTTAGAGTTTCAGCAAGGCGTGCTCTCTTGCCTAGAACGCCAGGTGCCTTAGCAGCCTTGGCCAGTTTCTTGGCAGGGATCTTCTTGCCCATGGGAACACCTAGTTCTTTGTGTAGTGCTCCAGGATGCTTGATAGCATCTTTGATCCACATGTGTTTCTTTTCCATATTATTGTCCCATCATTGGAGTAATGTAAACATTATTAGAACCACTTGGACTAATAACGCTGATGACTGCTGAAGTTGTAAAACCATTTGGCAATTGACCTTGTGCTTCTTGTGGAAGGGCACAGGTAAAGTCATCACCAGCACCTAACACAGGACCATATGTTGGTGAGCCTGGAGTGGCCAATACCGCAACGCCTGAACTTGTATTAACATGGAAGCGAACTTGAACAGGTGTTGTGCCAGTGTTGGTAATGTAATAACGCTGAACTGGAACTAGACTTGTTACGGCAGCATAGGAACTTACGGTTGTTGCCACTAGAGCTACCGTAGGACCTGCTGGGCTGAAATAGTCTGTAGAATTATATTGTACAGGCATGATTATTGATCCTTGTTACCACGGTTATTGAACAATTGACGATCTTGAATCTTATCAGGATTGCCTACAAAGTTTTGACCACGCTTGGGATCCCATGAACGAGCAGGACCACCATAACTGCGAGGACCAGCACCCATGTTGATCTTATCTGGGTCACTGAAGTTTGTTTTGCCGTTGTTGGCACTGGTTGGAGGAACACGCTTGCTTCCCATCTCACCAATGTTGCCTTTGGTGTTAGGCATTTGACGGAACTGAACATCACGGCCATCATTTAAATGTCCAGTATGTTGATTCACATTCCATTTGCTTGACGAGGCACGCTGTTCTGTTACTTCTTGTCCATTGAAGCCAAGACCTTTGTCAGCGGTTTGCCAACTTGCTGGGTTGTTACCCATCTTAGGTAAGCCAGCACCTTTCTTCATATCATTACCAGCCTTGCGGCCTAATGTAGAGTTATCCATTTTACTTTTTTCCTTTAGTGATTGAGGCTTTCTTGTCCTGTGCAGATCGTTTTACGCTATATGCGATTGCGACGGCTTGCTTCACAGGTTTTCCAGCCTTGACCTCACGGCTGATATTTTCTTTAAACGCTTGCTTACTCTTGCTTTTTACTAATGGCATTTTGTGGCCCTCGTTCCAAATATTCTTCTATAATCTCTCTACGCTTTTCAAACCATCCAAGCATAGGATTACAACTATTACATAACACCCCACGGTATGTGCCAGGTATTACATGATCAATGCACATCTTCTTATGTTTCACACCACATATTTCACATGGTAGAGTTCTAAGATAATCTGCTTCTGCTACACTAAGACCATAATTCTTTTTCATGTCATAGCGTTTTTGTGTGGCTCTCTTAGCAGGACTAGAAGTTCCATTATTCTTGGCCATCTTCATTGTCCTTTGTTTTATTTATGTTTATGATAGAATTCACCGCTTCTAAGAACGCTGTACGCTTACCTTCTACTTGGTCGCCAATGTCTTCTACGGTGATCTCATTTAAGTTAGCCACAAACTTATTAGATAGTAGTGTGTGATACTTGTGTGTCAATTGTGTATCACCGTCAAGGCGTGCGTTGATAAAGTCTTCAACCAATAGTTCTTCATAGGTGCGGCCATTTGTTTTATTCTCAATGGCTTCTAATAGTCCAGCAATAGTCACATGACTCTTAGAACCTTTGGGACGGCCAGCACCAGGGCGTGCACCACCTCTACCTGGCTTTTCTGTTGATTCTGAATTTTTTTGATTAACATTCATAGATACTTTATTTAGCGTTCTTGAAAAATACCTTGTTTAAAAGCCATTCCTCTACAACCAATCTACGCTCTTTGTTGTTGGAATCTATTTCTTCTTTGTATTTTAATGCTATTTCATGTGCTGACATATTGTTAAGATTATAACCTAATATGTCAAATGAACTATAGCGAGCGGGACTACCGTTGCTTCTGTTTAAACTATGAGGATTGCGTCTAGCGTTAAGTCCTTTAAGAATACGCTTTTCAAGATTAATCATTTCTTGTTTAGAACCAAATCTAAGTATCTTACGCACCCAATTATTATTAGATTCAATTAAGGGTTTGGCTACAATACTACTACAGATATAACCATCATCAGGTGTGCCTTTATGATAGCCTACATACCATTGTTTGGTTTGTGTATTACGCCAGCGATAAACAAATGCTTCTTTCATATATAATAGTATTCTGTGGGTTTTTTCTTCATAAGTGTCAGCATAGTACTGGGCGTCTTCTTATAAAATTCAGCCATTTTAGTAAGGCTGGGAAATACACCATCAGGAGTTTGAACTTCACGGCTGCGTCTGCGTCCCGCTGTGTTTTTAATTTCAATGGGCTTATCTGGTCTGCGATGTGGTTCTCTAATCATGCTGCCATCAAACAACACAAAGCCACAGGGTCTACATATATGTTTAAAGTATTCGTGGGGTGTGCCCAATCTATAGGCATTGCATTCTATTCTTTGATTCTTAACTTCAGCATGACAATAGTCACAGACTTTTGTTTTATCTATGAGTTTCCATGTTTCTGATTTGTTGCTGTATTTGATTAGACCATTGATCTTTTTTTGAAATTGCTCGTTATCCATAATGGATATTTACGAGTGGTATGCTAGACGCATTTGGCTTTATGGTTGTAAGGGGAAATGATCAAAACACTCTTACTGGCATCCTGCGTGGGATCATTAACACTAGCACTGAATATTTAAGTCAAAAAAAACCCACAGGATTGTGGGTAAAAACTTCAAACTTGCGAGAAAGAGTTTTTATCGTTTTTTACGGGCTAGTTTTTGAGCACGAGGACCAGGTTGAAATCCCAATACCTGTGCTGGCTTCCAATTCAATTCTACACGATTTAATAATGTAAAAAAGTTTATGCCCAATTCTTCTGACCATAGTTTTAAGGGTTTGGTCTTGCCTTTGTAGGTCAAGATGTGTGTTCTTGGAGAGCGGCGACCCACTGCCTTGCTCTTACTCCATTCCATATTTTTAATGGTATAATCTTTGTCGTGATCCTTACGGGCCAATTTCCAACTGGCATCAAAGTTAGGTGGATAACCAAACTTGGTTTCAATGATATCAACAAAGTCCCAAAACTCATTGAAGGCAGGATCTACTTTAACGCCCTTGCCTCCATAACTCTTGTAGTCTGAATGTTGGGGATTGTTGCATACCTGACGCATGAATGACCAACGACGATACAGAACATGATCACGAACACGCATGTGTCCTTTTAGAGGTTTTCCTTTCATAGTCTACCTCCGCCTATGCCGCCTCCTGGCACAATAAGGCTAATACCACTACCATCATTGGCAGGGCCTTCTGGATTCATAATGGCTTGTTCAAACTCTTTTGATGCTCGCATCTTAATTGCGTTTTCTGCCAGTTTGATATACTCCGCTGTGAATGTGCCTTCATTGGTAATAAATTTGTTTAGGATTAAGTTTACTTTGCCAAATATGATCTTTTCTTCATAGCCCATTTCAACAAAGCGATCCACAATTAGTTTAAGGCTGGCTGTGAGCACTTCATCTTCTGTTGGGGCATTTGCGATAATTTTTTCAGTCATTTTATTTCCTCAAATAATATTTTAAATGTATCTACTTTTGTCATTTCTGGACGCACTCGTTCATTAGGTTGAAACCATAGGTCCATTTCACGCTTATAATGTTGATTTTCATAAAGCACCTGACGAGCATTACTACTAAACTTACCATATAAATTTCCGCGATTTTTACTTACAATAGTATAATCCAATGAACGAATCCATTCAATCATATCTTCTGCTTTATAATTAAATTTGCGACATTGATTAGCCACAATTTCTAATTGAATGGTTGGGCGACAACGAGCAATAGTTTGTTGGGCACCTTCTAGTACAAACTTTTCATAACCTTCAACATCAATTTTAATAAAACCAACATCCTGAAAATTATAAGAATCTATAGTTTCAACCTGAACTGGAACTTTAAGGCGTGTGCTACGCTCTTGATGAGTGCGTGGATTTTTGTCATAATGAGTTAAATGATTGTGTCCGCCATTTTTCCAATGAGTTATAATTTCCGTTGCGTATTGTTTTTCACCACATCCAACTTTGTGTAAAATAACATTTTGTGTTCCGTTGTCTCTAACGGTGTTAGTCCATAATTGTTGTGCTAATGGCGTAGGTTCAAAACATTCTACATATCCAAATCGTTTGGCATAATGAATAGCATTACAAGCATTATTGGTTCCAACATCTAAGGCTCGTGTCCAAACATCAACAAGTGTTTGAGCAAACTTCCAGTTTGTTCTTTGATATTGTCCTGCTTGTAAACGCTGGATATAAAGAGTATCACCTTCTTCAACCCAATAGGTGTGTCCATCTTTGCTATGGATTGGCAATATATTAGTCATTTTCTTTCTCCACGGCTGTGACGCCTGTTTGATCCACTATATAATAGTTCTTGCCGTTGTAGGGCTGTGTGGCTGTGTTGCCCCACAATACTGCGATCTTGTCACCTTCATTGACTTTGATAGTGACATCATCACCCTTGCTTAGAACCACAGCCAAGGGGTTTGGATCTGCTTGGTTGGTGATAAAGATACCACCTGCTGTTTGTTGTTCGCGTTCCACACGCTCAATTACTAATTTTGTTCCCACTGCCTTAATCATTTTTGTTTTCCTTTGGTATGATTCTTTTATAACATATTCCGCCACGAACAATGAATCCTAAACGCTCGTGTAATCGTAAAAATGTGTCTTGTTCTTCGCGGATTGAAGTAGATACCAATATAGGTATGCCGCAGGCTTTGGCCCATGTTTCCCAATAGTTAATTGCTTGAACACAGATGTGTATGCGGTGACGACTACTTAATTCAAGATCAGTGTGCAACATTCTGGCTTCTGCCATTTCATCATTGCTATATGGAGTGCGGTGGCCTCTGCCCAACCAACTATAGGCCAATAATTTATTAGTGGCCTTGTCTCTGCAGACCAATAGTTGTTCCAGGGCTAGATTATGTCGTTGATGACTGGTGCTAATATCTAATGCATAACGATATGCGTTATCATTGATTGTAAAAATAGTATCCATCTCTCTTTCAAAATGCACTTTGGCAAGTTGATACATATCTTCAACATCACTCCATTGGGCATAGTTCCAAGCCCAACTATCATTTGGCGAGCACTGGTATTTTTGAAATAGTGATTTCTGTAATGTTGTTGTCATTTCTATGCTCGTCATTTCTAATATAAAGATGTGCTGGATTTACACACACTGGATTACCACAGGCGTGACGGACATCTTCATTGGTTTTAAGTTCGCGATTTAATTTCATACGCATGGCCACACGATGCACCACGGTCATCTTGCGTTGACCTGCTTCATTTAGGACACCAATCATACCATAGCCCTGTCTGTGAAGAGGGCCCTTGTATTCAAGACATCCGTTGTCAGCGGGTTGGATCATTTGGCGGTATTTGGTCATGTTAACAAATATAGATCCTACTTTGGTGTATCTACGCCATTTCTTTTCTGGGTTCATTGTGTTCTTTCAAATAGTGTTTCAAAGGGAGTGACTTTACGGTCTGTTAATATTTTGGCTTTTTCTTTATCTGACCAACGACGAGTAGGTGTGCCATTTACTTCATTTAAAGTATCACGCACACTCATAAACAAACCAGTGGCTGGAATGTTATAACCTTGGCGATTGTAAGGTTTGATTACTTCTTTGGCCTGATGCAATCTCTTTTCAACAACTTCTAAATTGTAAGAGAATTTTGGAAAGCGACGAATTTCTTCTGGATAGGCTAATTGAATTGCTTTGGCAACTTCAACAATACTCCACCAATCATCTTTGTTCATTGAGTGAAATACCGTTTTCCAAAATTGTTCATCATTGTTGTATTCACCTAGAATTCTTTCCCAGTGAAGATCAACCATGTCCATCCAAAGATACACAATATCTCTATGTTTGTCTAACGCATTTGTGGTCATTACATTGCCTTTCAATTTATTATATTTTATTTATATTTTTTGTCAATCAATTTATACCTTTCTGATGCCTGTTTGCTTTTGTTTCAAATAATTTTTTAAAGTTTATTTGTTGTTTTATTTGTTGAATTGCTTTAGGCATCTGGCGAATATGTTCCTTAGGCGGAACATATTCAGTACCATTACGAAGTGCTTGTATCTTTGCTCGTTGTTCTGGTGTCATTATTCAATATCCTTAACCAATGCTAACATTTCTGATAATGATTTGCCATTACGCCAATCAAAGGTCCAATCGTAAGCATGTTCTCTAATAATAGGCTGTCCTTTGCTTTGAATGATCATATCACCATTCCATACACAATAGGCTTGGACTGGCATACCAAAATGTTGAACTTCAATAAATTGGCACCATACTTGGTGATCTTGTGTATCAGGAATATACGGAGTTGATTTAGACATCTTAACACCGTGCTCATTACGAAACAAATATTGTAGTTCTTCAAACCAACGATTAAGTGTTGTAGTACAACCTGGACCTGTTTTTCCCCAAGCAAAGTTCAATATTATTTTTTCTTTGGCAGCACCTTGGCCAATAGTAAATTGAAATTGTCCTCTGCCTTTGCGTTCAAATCCATCTCGCCAGGTAGTTAATTTTTGTCCAGTGGCCTTTGAAATTCTGATAGGTGCTTCATGTGGTTCACGAAGTGTATCAAGATCAGCCCATAGTTCTGGATCTGCTCTACGCCATAATTCTTCTTGTTCTTGAGTTAAATGTTTCATAACCAACCTCCACGCTTGATACGCTTGCTACCTGGATTGTTAACATATTCTGCTTTGGCACAAAATATTTTACGAGCATCACTCCAAGGATCAAATGGTAAAACAAAATGTGCGTCTTCAATCCATAAGTGGCACATCAATTGTTCTTCTGTAGAAACCATCATTGCTGTTTCTTCTCTAATAGGAGTACGCTGAATTGCTCCTTTTTTCTGTTTGGATCTAGGGCGTCCTTTACCAATGTAATCTGGTTTGGTCTGTTGTTTGTATGCTGATTGATAACCATGCCAATCAGCAACTTCTTGAATGTTATCAAAAAACTCTCTGCGACGATTCCATCCTACTAAGTTGAACACTAACTTATTAAAAGTTGTGCTGTTCTGTAGTTTGAAATCTACATTAACTTCAATGCGTTCTTCTTTGGTTTGTGTTTTAAGACTAACTGCGATATATTGAAAGTCTGCGTTTACCAAAGCGGGAATTACCTCTCCAGAACTACTGACCCCTACCTGAGGAGAGAGCACCTCTGGTGCGAGGCCAGACGGAGGCTTTAGCCTCAATAGGTCACTTGTTTCGCCCTCGCCAGAGGGCAAATCTAGTGTATTAGTATCTAATGTTAAATGTTTAGTGTTTAGTGTTAAGTGTTTAATATTATTTCCGCTCTGTATGCGGGCTTTAACTTCTTCAAAAATACTCATTTTAATTTCCTTTAATTGTTGTCGCTAGGTGCGAACTTAACCAAGCAATTTTAGATCTTTGCTTATAGATCTCTCTCCAGGTAGCGGCAAGGCTGTACTTCTATTTATACAAATTTACAGGAAACCAAAAATTATGTCAACAGGAATTTTAGTCAAAAGAAAACCCGCTTAGGCATTGCACCTAGCGGGTTTCCACACTGATCATTGGTTATTTGATTTCAGCCTGCCGTGGAGAAAGATCAATATCAACAATTAAAGAATTGACACGCAATAATCAGTGTAGGACGAGTTAAAAGTAAACCCTAAGAAGTTTGGAGAAACAAAACAGGAATTCTCGTCCTACATGTTATTTATTATAAAGCATCTGTACCTATTGTCAAATGGTTATCTAGCCAATCGTTTTGGCAAATGACCTAATTGACAAAATGCTAAATACCCTGTAAATTAAAAAGATGAAACCTAAAATTGATTACTACATTGAATACTGCCACCCAGAAACGCCCAAAGTTTGGCAACGAACCTGGGACTATCTAAACACACTACAAGATGCTCATGCCCGCATCACGCATTTCAAAACTATTGATTACATGAAGGAATGTGAATGCCGCATTGTCCAACGCACCCAAACATTTGAGGAATTAAAATGAATAACTTTCGTAAAGTAGCAGACTTTGATTATCAGCCTTTGCTGACAGAAATAGCCGCAACTCCACTTTGGAATTGGCTTAGCCTCAGGCAACATGCTGGGCATGGAGATGACATTGTACTGCGTTATCAAAGTGTTCAGGCACCACATGTAGCACAGGACTTTTTCACAGACATAACCTGCGTTGATTATTTTGTTCAGGAATACTTTCCATTCACTATGGCCCTTGTGCAGGCTGTGTTTAATCGCCCATTGGGTCGTATTGTCATTGCCAAACTTAAACCCAGCGAATCAATTCAACCACATGTTGATGAAGGATATTATAGTAATAACACTGATCGCTATCATTTGGTTGTTGCAACTAATCCAGAAGTTCAAATGACATCAGGAGATGAAACACTACATATGAAGCGTGGAGAAATTTGGTGGTTCAATAATCACATCACACATTCTGTAACAAACGCAGGCACAACCAATAGACTACATATTATCGTGGATACACTAAAATGACAGAATTATTTTTAAGCAAAGAACAGGTTGAACAATTTAACTACGACGAATGTCAACGACATTTAAAGACATTGTCCAAGACATACAATCTCAATAAGCCATTACATGAATGCTTTGAGGAAGTTTGGCCCGTATTAGATGAACTAGTAAACACTATCTTGTATATTGAAGATAGGATACAAAAGTTCCAAGATCCACGCATTCTTAGCATGAATCCAGACGAAAAAATAGTCAAACCAGAGCCAAAACCACGGATAAAACCTGGAAGACCAGCTCGTCAATATCGCATTGGGGATAAAGTATATCTAGACATACATGATGCGTCTAAAAAGACTGGAATTAAATTACAGACTTTGAAAACCTATGTAAGTCGTAAGCCAGATCGTTATGGCTATGTAGATTGATTATTTCATATGGCTGATGATCATACCAGCACAGCCAATAAGAGCCACTAGGATTGTTCCACCTGTGGCTATCAATGTTTTAGTTAAATCGCTTTTGCTGTTCTTGACCATTGCATAGATATCGTCAATTTTCTTTTCTACTTTGTCCAGGCGTTCATCTAGACCTTTGTAGCGTTCTGCACAAATGTCCACATGTGTTGCGAGGTCTTCTCGCTCTTTGCCTAATAAAGGAAATACATTCATATTAGAAAATACTACGGTTATCTAATGTGCTTCGTAGCATCCAGCAGAATTTCTGTAGACTACGAACACGATCTTGTGCAAAGTTATTAATATGGCTGTATTCAGTTGTGTTTGTGATTTCTTCTAGATCGTGAAATGCAGTGATCAATGTTTCAATATCATCATAGACAGCCTGTAAGAATTCATCGCCATCACCATCGTCAACAATTGGTGCATCTGCTACAAGGCTATCAGCAATGATATCACTTAATACACAGGGAACTTCAATCTTTAGTGTGCGGGCAATTTCAGCAATGTCATCAACACTATCAAAAATATCTTCATAGATCTTGTTTAACAATTTGTGATCTGAGTAGAAATTGCGTCCAGTGGTATTCCAATGTGCCGCATGACTTTTATAGTATGTGACAAAGGTTGTTGAGAATACCTTAATTAATTCTTGTTCAATCATTTCTTATTCCTTATCTTGCCAAGCGTTGTAGTTCTTGCGAATAACCACTGGTCATCGCATTTGTTTGTCCTAAGATTGAACTTGGATCTTGTCCGTTTCTAATCATAGCATGAACTTGTATTTGTTTATCATGTGGTAGATTAAAATAGGCTGATTGCTGAGCAGGTGGTAATTTGGCAAAGTTATTTTGGAACTGATGTATTTGTGCCATTGCCTGTGCTTCGCCTGTGTTTAGATCTCCACTATGTAATGCTAACATAGCACCTTGAACTGGAGCACTTCCTGCAATGCGGGCAACACCACCTAATGTTTTACCCAAAGGACTTTCAGCCAATGCTGATCCATACTTGCTGGCCAATTGACCAAATTTGTTTATCATACCTGGTTGTTCTGCGGCTTGTGCTACAGGTGCCGCACTTGGCATTGGGCGGGGAGCGGCAGGTGCTTCTGGAGCAACTGGACCTGCAGATGTTGGAGCAGTTGGTGCTTTGATATTAGGATTATAACCAGGCAATTTGCTTTGTGCTAATTCAATTTGTTGTCCAAGGCGTGCTTGAGCATCTAACAATGACTGAGGAACTTGTTGTTCTAATTTTTGATATTGTCTAATATCATTATTCATTTTAGAATAATTGCCTAACATGCTGGTAAATTGTTTTGAAGCACTTTCAGCGGCACTGGTTGCGGCATTAGTTTGTGCTACAGCATTGGCAGCATTTGCAGCCATTTTTTGACCTTCAACATATTTGCCAGCCAAATGTAGTGCTTTGGCAGCACCTAAACCTATTCCAGTTTCAACAGGATGCTCTGCGGCAATTTGAAATGGAACTTGTGCGGCACCAATGACCTTTTCACCTAAGTTTGGTTCTGCTTGTGGTGCTATAGGACCATTGCCAGCAGATGCAGCCGCAGGTGCATTTTGTTGAGCACGAGCACGAGCTTCTTGTTCAGCACGAGCACGAAATTCAAATTCTTCGTCTTCTTGTTGTCTTAGTTGATCTTCTGTTAGGTCAGCCATTACTTGTTTCCTTGAAATTCAGGGTGCTTCTTAAGCCATTCTTGATAGCGTTGTTCTTTACTAGTATCTTGGTATGGTCCAGGACCCGCATTAGTTCCTGCTGGTTTACCTTCAAGAATTTCTTTAGTTCTTGGGGTAAGTTTATTATCCCATTCGCTTTGGCGACCATGACCACCAATAAATTCTTGGTGAAGACCTTTAACCTGTCCAGACAATAGTTGTTGATACTTTTGAATAATTTGTGCCAATTGTTGTGGATTTTTAGCGTTATCAATTTCCTTACGGATTTCTTCACGATCGCCCAATGCAGTAGCACCACCAGCAATAGCCTTGGCAACTTCGCTACCAACAATAGTTTTAACAGCATCAAAGTTACCTGGAGCAGTCTGTCCTGTATTGGTAGCATATAAATTACCAATTTTGTTAAACAATGGCATATTACGGTTGTCCAAAGCATTTGCGGCTTGTTGTAATGTGTCTAAGTGATCTATGGCCACATTCATTGATTTAACTGCTTCGCCTTGTTTACCAGTGTTAAACACATCTTCAGTTTTCTTCATCTTATCATATCTAGTTGGATCAAAGTTTGGATCTAACTCATAGACACGATTTTGTAGGGCTTGAGCACGGCGGTTATTAGCACCCATTCCTGTTGGCATTTTAGTTTCGCCACGAGCAATAGATTGTGCTTGTGCTTCCAATGCTGAATCAGCCAATGGAGTACCTGCTTGTTGTAAAGGAGCAGTGGCTGTTGAAGTAGGAGTTGCTGTAGGAGTAGGAGTTGCTGTAGGAGTAGGAGTTGCTGTAGGAGTAGGAGCACCACCCGCTGGAGCATTTGCCACCCCTGGAACTTCACCACCTGGATGACTTAGACCAAGAATCTTATTGCGTTTTTCTTGAGCACGGACTTCCATTTGTGCTGGAGTGTATAAGTTTGTTTTAGTTGCCGCATATTGTTTTCTGTTTTCCGCTTCATCAGCAGCCAAACTTTGTTTATATGCAGTATCAGCCAAGGCACCTTGTTGATCCTTACCTGTGTGATAACCTTCTGGGGCACTTGGTAATACGGTGTTGGTAGTTTCATTCTTCCAACGAACTTGTCCGTTAGGTAATATAGTATGACTAATAACATTACCGCCCTTGTCATAACCCATTGTTTGACCAGTCTTAAGACCATTACTACCAAATGCGTTAGCCGCTAGTTTGGCCTTGGTAGCATCATCTACAGGCTTGCCTGTTTCATCATATGCGTATAACAACTGACCATCTTTGCTATAAGTGGCAGCATAGTGTTGATCACCAAGCATGACTGGCATAGTTTGTTTGCTTGGACTAATTTTTTCTTGTTCTTGTTGTGCAAGATCAGTTAAACCTAGACGAGCAAATAAGTAGGCTTTTAGATAACTGCCTTCTTCGCCTTTAGCTCTGTTGATGTCAGGAATCTTACCATTGTTAAGATCTGTTTCAACTTTGTTTTGTGCGTCCATTCTAAGTTTGCCATCTTTGACTAACTCATAGGCACGAGCCTTGGCTGCTGATGCAATCGCAGGATTATCATGTTTGGTCAATGCTAGAATATTAATTGGATCATTGCTGTTCAATTGTTCATATTCTTTGTTGTACATTGGTCCTGCAGGACCTTGTTGTGGTTGTTCAGCAGTTGCTGGTTGTTCAGCAGGAGCAGGTTGTGGAGCACCAGGAACAGCAGGAGCCGCAACTGGAGCCGCAGGTGTAGCAGCCTGAGGTTGAACAGCACCACTGGCTGGAGCAGCCTGACCATTTAGGCGAGCATTAACAATTTGACGAACCTTATCTTCACCACCATTAGCGGCAGCGGCAGCAGAACTAATTGTGCCATCTTTTAGATAATCACTTAGACCTTTTGCACCTAAGAAGTGTGCGGCTGCTAATGTGTTAGGATTTACATCAACACCATAATGTTGTAGATATTTTGCGTTATTAGAAGTTACAGCATTTTGTGCCTGATTCATTTGTTCAGGCGTTGCTTTAGTAATGTCTTCAGGGAGATTTGGATCAACTTTGCGAGCATCTTGCCAAGCACCTGCTGTAATACCATAAGGTCCGTAGGCTGAACTCTTTGCTTGATTGTGATACCCAATGTTAGGATTACCACCACTTTCTTGTTGAGCAATGCTGGCATTATAAGAAGCCTGGTTTGGAACTGCTGGTCCAGATACTGGAGCAGGTGTAACTGGTTCAGGATTTACATATCCGCGTCCAGCACCAGCAACTTGGTTCAAAGGATTTTCAGGTTGTTGTCCCTGTGCGGCCGCAACGGTAGGACCAACTTGAGATTGGTTAGTTGCTGTAGTAATTCCTAATCTGTTTTCAAGATAATTGCCAGGGTTACTAAATGGTTGGATCGCTTGATTAACCCTGTTATCAATTACTTGACTTAATATATTTCCAAAATCCATTTGAGTTCCTTAAATCTTGATACCAAAGTTGTTTGAACTTTGATTTGTTGTTGATCCTTGTGTGCCAGCAAAGTTAGGACTATATGTAGCACCAGGAACTAGACCTAATGCCGCTCCATATTGATTCATAAAGTTTAATGGAATCTGGCTTGCTGATACACCTTGACCAGCGGCACCCAATGCTTGTCCAATACCACCCTGACCAAGACCTGCAAGACTTTGTCCAGCGGCTAATCTTTGTTGGGCAATTTGTTGCTCTACATTTGCGGCTGCTTGCATTTGTGCGGCCTGTGTAGCACCTGCTGTTTGAGCTTGTGCAAGAGCATCACGAGCACTACCTAATTGACCACTACCACCAAATTGTGCAGCCTGGTTAGCCATGTTTTGTGCGTATTGTGCTTGTGCTGGCATCAATGCGGCCTGCACTTGTTGATTTTCATAATCATTGCCAAATAAGTTTTCTAAACCACTTACACCTGTTCTCAATGCACTTTCACCAGTTGATCCTAATGTATTTTGTGCTTGTGCGGCTGTGCCCGCTAGGTTTTGTGCGGCATTGTTTACGCCGCCAACTGAATTGTTATATTGATTAGATAAGGCATTAGCATATTGCTGATACTGCGGCCCTATTGTGTTCGTAAAGAACTTAGTCTGCGCCGCAATTTGTGCGTTCTGCTCAGGACTTAATGTTGGGATTGTTGTAGTAGTACCACCACCTTTTCCAAATGACATATTCGTTTCCTTTTATTCTATTTATTCGTTTTAGGATTTACCCTAAGATTACCTTAGCAATCCACCGCGACCTGCTCCGCGAACTGATGCTACATTAGGTCTTTGCGTATTATAACCACCAGGTTGGAAGTTGCCAGTTAGTGGTGCGTTTTGTCCTTGTGGATTAGTTAGTATGCCTGGCTGTAATGGACCATTTACTGGACCTGGTACGCCTGGAACTTGTCCTGCTGGATGTGGAACAACTCCTGCACCACCTGGATTAGCATAACCAGGACCTCTTGGAGTAAATGGTGTAGATGGAACAGGACGACCTGGTGTTCCACTTTGTGGTGTCATCATTTGAGGAGAACTTGGTAAGTTAGGTTGTGGTGTGCTTGGTTGACCTGGAATAGGCATATTCATTCCTGGACCCAATTTGCCACCTGCACCTGGAGTTGTTTGCCCTGGCACAATACCTGGTTGTAATGGACCATTTACTGGACCTGGCAATCCACCTTTACCACCTGCACCTGGAGCTGATCCACCAGGTCCATTAGGATTTCCTATGCCCCCAGTTCCTGGAATTAAATTTCCATTCTCATCAAATTGTCCTATCATTCCTGGATTTGTTCCAGGAGCATTTCCACCTGGCGTTGCTATTGGTGTGTTTGCACCTTGTACTGCTTGTGCTACTTGGCTAATTGGTTGTCCCATGTTTTTTATCCTTTGACTGGCACGGCTGGCCCTGTGTATCCAGGGCTTGTGGCATTGTTAACACCTGTCCAACCTGGATTTAAAATATATTGATTTACAAAGTTAGCAGGATTGAATTGTCCTTGCCCACCTACTGCGTGTGCACCAGCTCCCCAAGGAGTTGCAGGAGCACCTGCCTGTTGATTGTAATTTGCTAGATCTGCGGCTGTGTTTACTGGGGCATGTACACCCCAATAATATTGTGCATCTGTTGGATTGCCAGTATTGTAATAAGGTATGCTTGCGGCTCCGCCAATGTATCCTGGATTCAATCCACCTGATTGTAAAGGTGTTCCTTGTCCCCATGTATAGTTTACGCTGCCAGATCCTACATTGCCACTTAGGCTAGGTGTTGGAGCTAATGCTCCGCTTAACATGGCAGCACCTAATGCCCCAGCACCAACTAATCCAGCGGTGCCTAAACTACCAGCCACTGCATCAGCATAATGGCCCAATGCAGTTCCCAGTGTTGGATCTGCTGTGCCTGCTCCTGCGGCTGGAACTGGATTTGCATCATAAACTGGTGCTTGTCCTGGACCACCTGCATCAGCAAGAACATTACCATTTGCATCAGTAACTGGTCCTGTAGTTGGACTTACTGCTTCTGTTGGATTAGCACCAGTTTGCACACCATTAACTACATCGCCTTCAGGTGTAACTTCAACATTGGCTACGGTGCTTTCTGGAACAGCGGCACCTTCTGTAGCACCTTCTACTGGTTGCAGACTATTGATTAAATTAGGATCAACATTTTTCATTAATTCTGCTGTTTGTTGTTGATCTAAAATAGTTAAACCATTTGCATCAGTAACTGGTGCAACAGCGGCAGCAGTAGTATCAGCAGTTGGAGCAACAGCCCCTGTTTCAACTGCTGTAGTAGAGGCACCTGCATCAGCACCAGCAGCCGCGGCAGCATCAGTAGTAGCCCCAGTTGCGGCAGCATCAGCGGCAGCAGTTCCAGCGGCATCAGCGGCGGCGGCTACACCTGCATCAGTAGCACCAGCGGCCACAGCATCTGTAACGGCTGCTCCCACTGCATCGCTAACAGCAACATCAGCCACAGCAGTTGTGGCTACATCTGCTACGGTAGCAACAACCGCATCAGTAGCGACAGCATCTGTAACGGCAGCAACAACGGCACTAATTCCCATATTCTAATCCTTTAAAATTTTACTTAGAATCATATCTTCATCATGATAATTCATACGATATAATATCTTTCTAAAATCTTTGGCTGCTTTCACATGCCAAAGAATTTTCTTTATTCCTAACCGTTTAAGTTCTGCTTCACAAAACTTAATCATCTTAATACCTGCCATACCTTGCCTATATTCAGGACTTAGATATAACACATCATTGTCAGCCACTTTGGTTGTTTTATAATGTATCATATCTGCCATTATAAACAAACTATAACCAACTAATTTACCACTATCTCTAGCACCTATAAACATGACAAATCCCAATGCTACTAACCTTTTGTATTTGTCCCAATCAGGATCTAATAAAACCTGATCTTTATCTAATGCTACTTCTTCATAATGACGCCTAGTTAAAGGTTTTAATTCTTCAATTAGTGCGTCATCAAACGCTTCATTTCTAAATTCTAGCATATCGCCTCAATACATTTCTTAAGCGTATTTAGCGAATATGCAAGATCCTTATTGTTTAACTACCTGTGCGGTCAAACTTCTTAATCCTACCGTGAATGTTCCTGGTTCTGCATTACCTGTATAATGGGTTGATGTAGTTCCAGGAACTATGGTATTGAAACTGATTTCACAGATATACCAATAATATCCATAACTTGGTTGGTCCAATACGGTTGTAAAGATATTCTGCCCACCGTTTACGCTGAAGGTGCCTGCTGTGCTGGTTGAATAATGTGTGACCGTTTGGCTAATTGTTTGATCAAACACAAAGGCATAATCAGTTCCTTGTGCCAATGGTGCATTTGAAGTTGGCACATAACGATTGATTGCCACAACAAGATCAAAGGCACTGGATGTAGTGCAACTATATGTAAAATTCAATGATAATTGACTGCTAATAAAAACACGGTCAGTAGGACCAGTTACAACCACGCGGGCATTACAATCAGTAGAAACAAAATTATTAATGTTATTTTTAGTAATAGTTCCGCCACTGACATAGGTACCAAAATCATATGAACTATTAGTTTGAAAGATAACCGTGCTGGTAGTTCCACTTAATATAGTGGCAGTTCCATTAAAGTTGCTGCCGCTTCCATATAATGTATCTACAATGCCTTCTGGGTTAGCACTATCACCTGCGGCAAATGGAATAGTTGCTTGAGGAGTAAAAGATATTTGATAATTGGTAGAAGTATTAGTGCCAGTGGCATTACCTAATATTGTTGCTCCAGTTACCGTAATGGGTGCAATATACCATTTAGGAGGACTTGTTGTAGCAGTTGTAGCCACGGTAAATGGTTGGCGAAATGTTCCACGCACATATGAAGGAGTGTAAGAACTGAATCCAGCAAAGTTTTGGCCCAGGCCACTGGGACCTGATGCCAAATAGTTAACTGCATCATATAGACCTTGTTCAGTATTAACTGGATATTGACTCATTAACGATCCTCTTCAACTTGTGCGATTTGCCATGTAGTAGCAGAGCAATGCCAGATAGTGCTAGTGCTTGAATTACTTAAACTTAAAGTATTAACACGGAATGCGTTTTGATTGATCTGTGCCCAAGGATCTTGTCCAGGATTACCATTAGCATCAACTGCAAGGGTGACTGGAGTAATTGCTGTGGCAGTGGAACCAACAGAGTTAGCACCTTCAACGGTTACCGTGACAAATCCAGGAGCAGGATATAATGGTAATTCATTGGCAACATTTAAATCAGCACCTAGGTTAACAACTTCAGGTAATACACGATGTACCATTAGTTTGCTGGTATAGTTAGGCAATATTTTAATGTTGTCTCTGCGGAACTCACTGGCAATTGGTAATATATCACTTTGTCCAGGAACTAGATCATCACAATTTAAGAAATAGAATCCTTGATCTTTTTGTAATAACTTTTGATTAGTGCAACCGCGAGCATAAACTACGCAACGAGTTCCTGTGTTGACCGTGTTTGTTCCGCTCCATACAGGACTTTCACAGGCAAATGTGCCGCTGTCAATATCTCGTGGAGCATTCCAACAATCAATGTCATAACGATAACTTAGCATCTTGTTAGGCACGCCATTTTCTGCGTTGCTATCTGGATAGTAAATTTCAATCTGTGATTTTTGTGTGTTTGTTTGCATATACACACGATCATAGTATTGCGGAGCTAATTCATTGTAGAACCAATTCTTAACACGCTGATTACCAATACCTTGGAAGTCTTGTCCATCAAATACCCAAATATCACGAGCATCAACTCCATAGACTAATTTGTCTGTGTTGGCCCAGCAGTTAGAACTTAATAGTCCACGACCTTGGTTAAACTGACGAACACCCAGAATAGGTGCTGATGTTGTTGAATAGTTCAACGGACTGAATACAACGGTATCCCAATATGAACACAAGAAGAATTGTCCATTGCAAGGGAAAGCATCAAGGGCCTGTCCTCTTAGGGGAACTTCTAACTGGTTGGCCACATTGACTACGGTTGGTGTCCATGTAGTAGGTGCTTGGTTAAGACCAAACGCCTGCGACCATTGAATTGTAACAGGATAGACTTCTTGCGTTGAAGTTGTCACAGGAGTGGCTGTTAAATTACCTGCAACTAAGATAGATCCCACATTAGGTGTATTGTACATACGCATAAACTTGGCATATACGCTGGACCAATTAGGATTGTAATTCCATGTGTAATTTGGAGCAACGGTTCCGCCGCCATTGTAAGGACCAACCGTGTTATCTTTATAAGTGACAGATGTGTTAGTGCAACTGGTTACACTGAAAACGCCATCATAATAACGAGGATCCACACCACTTACGCTGATGTATCCACCAACCTGAAAAGGAGGTGTGCCGTTGTTATCAAATGAAATTGTTCTTGTTGTTAGGCTTGTATTTGTAATGGTATTGATGCTTAGTGGAACTTGATTGCTATACATTACAAGAACAGCACCTGCAACATCAGGCCAGAACATTGGAGGATTGTGTTCATCGTTTAAGAATAAAACGGTTCCGTTCCATGATTCAGTAATGTTAGTGGCTTGATTGTAACCAGAAAAATCACCTACATTAGGTGTAATGTCTTGCCAAGCACCACCATTGCTGGCCCACCAGTGTCCTTCATCAGTGGCAACCACAAACCACCATTGACCACCTAAGCGATAACCGCCAGTAACATAGTTAGGAGTTCCTGGAACATAATTTAATATTTCTTGATCACCTGCCACTGAGCGAATGCCACGAACATCTGTTTCAACATTCTTACCTGCATTATATTCGTTAGGTCCCAAGGCCGCTGAAGGCACATCAGGAGTAAAACTCATTTTGGCTAAGGGGACTTTAACTACTTGTATTGTCATTTGTTTTCCTTATCTTAAACTTCATTCCATGAAAGTGTTGCTTCATTCCATTTATAATCTTTTCCATCTGTTGGATAAGGAACTGGACTAACCCAATCACATGTGTTTGAATCTAATGTCCAACTTGCGTAAGGTTGTGGTGGAATAAAAGCATCTAATCCGCTGTTGTAAGTATAACCAGCCCTAGCAAAATGTTTTCTTATTTTATTATTATAACTGGTCTGTACCCAATTAGGTGTATTAAAAAGATTTTGACAAAATGTTTTTCCTATTTCTTCAACTTCTTGTCCTAATGAATTTAAACAGACCAATGTATTAATAGACACCACGCGGGTGACAACATTATTTTGATCTAATTCTGCAAAATGTGCCATTAATCTTTCCTTATGATGTAAATGTTCCGCTACCAGTAAAGTAGTAATAGGTATAAGAACCTGCTGTAGTTATTGTAGGAGAACCTGTTGTTGAAATAGATCCTGCATGTGAAGTTAATACTTGAATAACAACTACACCACTACCACCATTACCTGAAATTTGTGTAGAATCTCCACCTGGGCCACCGCCACCACCTGTGTTAGCAGTTCCTGCATAACCATTATCACCTGAATGGTCATATTGTCCATTAGCACCACCACCTAAACCGCCAGTGCCTGCGGAAGATTGTCCTCCACCACCAGCACCACCAGCATAATAGTTTCCATCAAGCCATTGAACACCATTACCGCCATTTGAACCAGCGTTGTTTGCAGATGTTGGTGAACCTGCGGCTGCGGCACCACCGCCACCTGCTCCAGCATTTGAATAGGATGAATTGGCAGCACCACCTGCATAACCTTGTCCAGCAGTTCCTGAACCATAGTTGCGTAATCCTCCATCAACATAAGTACCACCACCACCGCTTGCTCCAGATCCTGCATCATATCCAGCACCACCACCACCAGCACCTTTACCACCACCAGTTGATGTTAGGCTAATGCCAGTTCCAACCATGCTTGAACTATTTCCGTTGGCTCCAGTTTGACTTCCACCAGCACCGCCAGCACCTACCGTAATAGTATAGGTGGTACCTGGAGTAACCGTATAAGAACCAGTTTGATATCCACCAGCACCACCACCACCACCTCGTTTAAAACCACCAGCACCACCACCACCAACAACTAGATAGTTAATGGTATATGTTGAAGCAGGAGGTGTATAAACAATATTATTTGATCCTATGTATAACCAATTGCTAATAGTTGAATTGTAATATGCTGGAGTATTTCCATTATCACTAATCAATACAATTTGTGTTGAAGTATTGGTTGTTGTAGTTTGTGCCGCTGTAATTGATACAAAACTTACTGCCGCTGTTCCTGTGTAAGCAGTTGTTTGAACCGTATTATCTGGGAATGTAATGCTTGGAGCATTAACTCTAATTGTACTAGTAGTAATATTAAGAGCATTAAATGACCCAGTCTTATCAGAGAATCTATGTAGATCACTAAAATAACTATTGGCTCTATCACTAAAATCAACACGGTTTGAAATGATAGTAGTCCCAGTTTGAACCGTTGCAATATAAGCGTGGCTACCAACTGCGGTATTGGTTGCATTTTCTAACATACCAAAACTAAAGTAACCAATAGAAGTACCATTTAATGTACTATTGGTTGCGGTCTGTGCAGTTCCAGCAATACTGAAAACCGTATCACCTGACAACAATGGATTACGACGACCACTGAATCCACTGCGACGACTTGTGCTGAAGTTAATGGTATTTGAACCTAATATACCATTGTTGTCTGGAGCACTATCTTGGTTAGGCACACCATAGATTGTATTCTTAACATGTGTATAAACTAAGTTTGTACCGCCTGTCCCTGTGCCAAATGATCCCACACTACTTGAAGGAGTTTGTGTTGGATTACCGTTGCCACCTGTTTGTCCAAGACTGATGTTCATCGTTGGAGGTATGGTAGTGGCAGTTGAACCTGCTGTCCAGTTAATATATAACGGAATAACGCGACTGGTGCTGTTTAGTTGAGCACCAAGAGGTTGCAATCTTAATACTAAGTTTGTGCCAGCATTGGTTGTAGTGGTTCCATTATTGGCAAATGTTTCAGCAGCCTGAACTAATAATTGTCCAGGAGGTAATGTGACTGCTCCACCAGTATTTTGGTTACCTAACCAGTTAGCACCGTCATATCCACCAAATGAAACAGAACCTATTGTGTCACTGGATGAAGTAGCCGTAGGACTTGCACCTGTTCCACGAGCACCTTCTAATACTAAAACACCAGTTCCACCTGTTGATGGTGTGCCGCCTGGATAGTTGGCTGCATAAGCTCTAATATTAATACTAGGGCGTAATATACTTGAATAGTTGCTGGCAATAATGTTAGGACTTTGTGAACTTCCAACTGAAATTAATGCTTGTCCATTTTGATCTAAAGGATATCCACCTAAAGATAATGTCTGTGTAAGTTTAGTGCCTGTTGTTATACCTAAACTTGCAAATGTTACGCTGGAAGTTGTATATAAATTTTGATCACTAGACCCACTAGGAATAAAAGGTTTGTTAATTAGATCATTGTAGTTGTTTGTATAACCAACGGTTGATAATCCATTAACCGTTGATGTAGATATTTGCCCAGTGCCGTCACTTAGTTTACCTGTATAACCAATTGTGCTTAGACCAGCAACGGTTGATGTAGATATTTGCCCAGTGCCGTCACTTAGTTTACCTGTATAACCAATTGTGCTTAGACCAGTTACTGAGCTTGTAGATACAGATCCAGTCCATGCTGTGTATTGTGCTGTATTATCATAGAAAGTTAATCCGCCATCTACTTTAATTTCTAATCCGCTTTCATCAATTTGAATAGCCAATGCATTGTTAGCGTAGATATCAATTTGTCCATCTTCATTGCTGTAGATACCTGTGTCGTTGCCTGGCTCGCTGAAAGTCAAACCACCCATACCTGGAGGACCTTCATTTACAATAATACTATTAAATTGTACATTGCTGGAAGTGTTTAATGTTTGATTAGGTAGGCTAGGCTTATTGCTTAGATCATTATAACTTCCGCTTGTGGCTACCGTGGCTAATCCAGTGACATTGGTTGCGGCAACGGTTCCAGTCCATGCAGTTGTTTGTTGCGTATTATCAGTAAACACAAGAGCAGTAACCGTGGCAGTTGATCCACTGATACCGTTCTGTGTTAAAAATGGCGAGTTAAAATCTGACATTTAATTTCCTTAAATTACCTGCAATGATGATTTGATTGTCATACTTGAAGCACCTGTTGGTGTAAAGTATAATTGTGCAATTGTTCCGCTCAACGAACTACTAAACGATCCCATACTTCCACCTATGATAACAATACCATATACCGTATTTGCTGTGCTTGAACCATTTGAAAGCAACAATACTTCTGCACTTTGAAAATTGGTTCCATCTTTAATAGAAACAATAAATTTTCCAGTTGTATATTGTGTAGTATCAAAACCACCCACCAATTGAGGACTTGTTCCACTGATACCAGTTGTAGTTGGAATAGACCAGTTTGATGTGCCAACGGTTAAGTTAGATGCATTTAAAGTAACACTGGAAGTTGTAAATGTGGCAATATTTTGTAATGTGCCATTGTTAAATCCATTGAATTGAATATTATCACTATTAATAAAAGTAGTGGCAGTATTCAAAAGAGCTATACGCTGAATACCAGCATTGTTGTTGCGTAAGAAATAATGACCTTCAGACACATAAGTGTTTGATTTGTCATTTAAGGTTAATCTGCTACTTAATGTTGTAGTTCCAGTGTTTACGGTGCCAAAGTTTAAAGCAGTACCGTTTGCACTATTTGAAAAGTTTTCTAACGCATAGGCATTAATTCTAGCACCAAATAAACCATTACTTGTTGAGCTATTGGTTGTTTGTCCAGCAAAGTTAATTCCACCAATAGTATCGCCTGATTGTATAGCGTTGCGACGACCACTAACAGCACTTTGACGGCTGCTGTAAATGCTTAAAAAGTTCGTGCCAGTTAAGGTAGAGTTATCTGGTGCTGAATCTTGTCCAGTAACGCCAAATATGTTAAATGCACCATTTATTAAGTTAAAGTTAGTGCGACCATAACCTGTATAGTTGTTAGCACCGTCTGAACTTGTTAATGTAGGAGTTGTTCCATCAATACCACTACCAACCAAATAGTTAAGTTGTGGAGGTGCATTAGATGCTGTAGACCAACTTGTTAAATTAACAATTTGACGACTTGTAGCAGTTAACTTAACAAACTGAGGTTGTTGACGGAAGAAGTATCTTGTACCTGCGTTGTTTGTAGTTCCACCTGGACCAGCAACAAAGGCTTCTGTAGTTTGCCATACTATTTGTCCTGGTGCTAGGTTGGTTGATGTAGACCAGTTAGCACCGTCATATCCACTAACACTGACAGAACCAAGAGTATCACCGTTTTGAACTGCTGTTGGACTTGCTGGAGTTCCACGAGCACCATCCATTAAAATTGCAGGGTTAGGACTTGTAGTACTGGTTCCGCCTGGTAAGTTTTGTCCCCAGTTACGGGTTACAATACCTCCACGAAGACCGCTGGTATAGTTGCTGACTACTAAACTTGGACTTTGTGTATTACCAATTGAAATTAATGCTTGTCCATTGATATCTAATGGATAGCCACCTGCAGAAATTGCCTGTATGCCCACCGTACCAGTTGTAATGACCAAACTTTGACCTGTGATTGGACCAACCACATTTAAGGCACTGGACATTGTAGTAGCACCACTGCCCATAGTGACCATTGCTGTGTTGGCAACGCCACCTGTGTAGAATGTTAATTGATCAGCAGGACCAACGCTGACACGACCATTACCTGTAGCATAATCAACTACGATACCATCAGTGTAAGTTTTATTGTATGTGCCAACTGAATACAATCCGTTAGTAGCAGTGATACTATTGAAGGTCACTGAACTTGTAGTAAACAAGGCTTGATTGGTAACCGTGCTTAGATCAAACGGACTAGGTATTGTAGGTTTATTGCTTAGATCATTGTAATTATTTGTATAACCAACAACACTTAGGCCAGCAACGGTTGAAGTAGAAATTTGTCCAAGACCATCACTTAATTTGCCTGTATAGCCAATGGTACTTAATCCAATTACGCTACTGGTGCTGATGCTGCCAGTCCATGCGGTAGTTTGAACACTACTATCAGGGAATGTTATCTTGTTACCAATAGAAACACCATTAGTGTAATCTAAAGATAAAGGAGTAAATTGGAATGCTGGTTGATTCCAACCTAATTCCATTACATCAAATATAATACTACCACCTGCTGAACCTGAGTTAAAGTTTTCAGCGGCATAGAAAGTTATACCACCACTGGCTGTTCCAACAAATCCTGTGCCATCATAACCATAGGCAGCAATTCGCAACAATGTATCGCCTGATTGAACTGCTGTAGGACTTCCACTGCTGCCACGAGCACGACGACCTGTAAAATAAGTTTTATCTAAACTAGAACCACCTGCATTTGGATTGGCATAGGTATCAATAGTTAGACGACCCGCAGTATTAGGTTTGTTAATACCCCAGAATAGGTATCCGTCATTAGAAGGTCCTTGGTAGTTGGCACTTGATCCAGGACCAACTGCACTTATAACACTACTAGATTGTGTATAGGTTCCATAAAAACGACTGCCATTAGGATCAAATGTATTGATCAATGTTGGATCTTGTGTGCCAACTGGTGTAGCATACATTTGGAATTTGGTACCACGAGTAGTATCTGTGAAGTTTTCGTTGGCTACAAAATTCAAATAAGCACTGGCTGTGGTGTTAAATCCAGTTGTAGCATAACCATTACCTCTAAGAGATAACAATGTATCGCCATTTTGTGCCGCTGTTGGACTTGAGGCTGTTCCATGAGCAAAGCGTCCCAAGAATCGTGGATATTGAACACCAATTGAAGGAGTATTAGCGTAACTATCCAAGGCAATTGCGGCACTGGTTCCTGTTTTGCCAACAGCCCAGATTGAATATCCATCAGTTGCTGGAGGAGGAGGATTACTTACTCCACTGGAGTTGATAAACAAGGGTGCTTGTGAGCTTGTTGAAGTAACAAATGTTATTGTGGTTAAATTATTAATCTGTAGACCATTGAAGACAACACTACTGGTTGTAAACAATGCTTGGTTAGTTACGGTGCCAATGTTAAATGGTGTAGGCTTATTAGATAAGTCATTATAGTTGTTTGTATAACCAACAACACTCAGGCCAGCAATACGACTTGTAGATAAACTACCAATGCCATCACTTAAATTACCTGTGTATCCAATGGTGCTTAGACCTGAAACACGGCTTGTAGATATACTGCCAATGCCATCACTTAGTTTGCCAGTATAACCAATTGTGCTTAGACCATTGATCTGACTTGTTGAAACAGAGGCTACTGAATTCCATGCTGTGGTTTGTTGTGAATTATCATTGAATGTAATAAGTCCAACACTGAAACCATTGACAGCATCCATTGTGGCAATAATTTCTTGATGAGTTACATCATTATAACCTGGAACCATTGTGTCAAAAGAAATTTGACCACCTGCCGCAGTATCACTTAATGGTTCAAATGCCACGAAACAAATGCCAGCACTGGCTGTACTTAAGAAACCAGTTGTTCCATATCCGTAACCTGCCATACGCATAAGGTAATCACCTGGCTGTGGTGCTGAAGGTGCGTCAATAGTGCCACGAGCACGACGAGCTGAATAATAACTCTTATCTGAATAAGAAGTTGAGGTATTATTATAGGTATCCAAAGTGATACGAGCACTATTACCTGAGTTTACGCCATGAAGTATATTACCATATGCGTTTAGGTAACGATAATTTGTACTTGTGGTAAGAGATGCCAATACCAAAGGTACACCTAATGTATCAATGTGTGTTATTGTGGTTAAGTTAGTAACCTGTAGTCCGCCAAACTTAACGCTACTGGTTGTGAATAGTGCTTGGTTAGTGACCGTGCTTAGGTTAAATGGTGCAGGTATTGTGGGCTTATTAGATAGGTCATTGTAGTTGTTTGTATAACCAACAATACTCAATCCACTTACGGTTGAAGTAGATATCTGTCCAATGCCATCACTTAGTTTACCTGTGTAGCCAATTGTGCTTAGACCACGAATTGTATTAGTATTAACACTGGTAATCTGACTTGCAGCCACCGTGCCTGTCCAAGCAGTTGTTTGTTGTGTGTTGTCGCCAAACTTGACACTATTAAATTGAACTGAGCTGGTTGTGAATAGTGCTTGGTTAGTGACCGTGCTTAGATTAAATGTACTTGAAGCAGTGGTCCATGCTAATATGCCACTGCCATTGTCAATTAGAACCTGTCCTGCAGATCCATGTGCTGATGGAAATGTATAGTTAGGAAATTGTGTTGTGCCATTGTTGTTTAGATACCAATTCAATCCATTAGTGACAAAGTTAATATTATCATTGCTGGAGTTGATGATAGAATCACCAGAGATCTGATAGTTGCCCAAAGAGATTGTGCCTGTGCCAACAAAGTTAGCATAGATAGTTGCACTATTGGTAACAGGATCCAGATAAAAATGTACATTACCATTGTTGTCAAACAATTGAATAAGTTGTTCAGCGTTGGTAGGTAATGCCGCGTATGATCCACCATATAAGCCAGCCAGGTTAGTGCTATAAGTTGTGGCTGTGATTGCCGTGCTGGTACTGCCAAGATATAAGGTGCTTACATTACTGGCTGTAACGGTATAAGTGGTTGTAGTATTCCCATATAATGAAGGCATCGTCTAATCCTTATTTTGCAGTATATCTGCGATCTTTTCTTGGTTGGAATATTGAAGTTAATCTTGTGTGTCCGCCACTCCATTTGCCCTTGCTGTTTTGGTCTTCAATGATGTTCATTGATTCTTCAAACTTGGCTTTATAGACTTCTGCGTCTTCTGACGATTTACGCTTGACATAATAACAATGTAGAGTTGCGTAAACATAACCTTCTGGGAAACTTTGTAAAACACCATTGGTCTGAACTACATTACCATTAACATCAGTGCTGTATAGGTACGGCCACGCACGATAGTAGTACATGTTGACTAAGTCGCCTTGGCTCAGACCTGGTAGGAATTTATAACTCTGACCTACTTCACTGAACTTACCACGATATACTGAAGGAATGTTGATAGGCTTCAAATACAATGCTTCAACTAGACTTTCTGTTATGATATCGCGATCACCAATGCGATCATAGACAATCCAAGGTCCTAATTGATTAGAACCACTGGAGCCTTGAACGCCACCCATCTTGAAAAACAAGATAGGCTTTAACATATCGCCTGGAATAGGTATCATACCATATTGATCAGCGACTGCTATAAATGCGGGATCAAATGGGTTACTGCGTTGAATAGGTAACTCTAGGTTACGCATCATCATCTCGCCCATGAATATACATTCTTTAATTTCGTCAGTGTTAGTGCTGCCTGTAAATGTTTTGACGAATGCTACTAATTGGTCAGCATTGGCTATTTGACTCATTGTTTAGTTTCCTTGGAAGAATTTCTTTTGGCCTACACGGGCTGGATATGGCACATCAATAGGAATAGGTAATTTGCCACCTGGGTAGCAGATAAACTGAGGATATTCTTCTTGCACTACGCGATAGAATTGTGCCTTTAGTGTTCTATCACGCTTGATTGTGTTCCAACGCATACCTCCAAAATAGTTATCACTAATTTGTTGTTCAACAACTGAGGGTAAATCCATCCAACGGTGTGCTAGTTTGCCATCATCTGTTAAAGGTGCTAGTGGATCTGGAACACCCATCTCTGCGGCTTCTCTGTAACGCTTGCATCTTTCAATTACATCAAAGTAATTCTTTTGTTCTCTACGAATATAGAACTTGCCATCTTCGCGTCCAGTAGTAGTTATTATGTTACCACTCTTGTTAGTGGCTGTGCGGGTCCAATCGCCTTTCATTGAACGATATAGATCATTGTTTCTTAACAAGGCATCTGCTAGACCATTATTGCTGTCAATCATGCCACCATGATCCCTGCGTGTATAATCCAAATTGGTTTCTGGATCTTTGTCATCTAACATACTTGCGTTGGGATTCTTAAGGCTATATTCTTCTTCTGGTGTCATCTCGTTCATTTCCTTTTCTTTTATTTATATTATTTCGTGAATAGGCTGTTTCTAATGCCCACATAAGACAAAAGGGCCAAAGGCCCTTTTGTTGAGTGTGATTCTAACCGTTAAGATTAGAATGTACTTCCACCCCATGCGTTCAAACGAACAACTAAAGCGGCTGGGCGTAGTGGACCAGCACCATAAGCGTTCAAACTTGGAGCACTTGCACTAGAACTGATATCGTGTAGAACAGCAACACCTGCTGGGTTACGAACAATTAATGTTCCTTCCATGATGAACTGGTCTAGACTTGCGTCAGCGTTAGAGAAGATTTCGTTGTTAGGACCTAGGTCACGCAACGAACCCCATTGTAACACTTCTTCATTCAAGAAGTAGATGTTGTTAGCAACATATTGGTCCATGATCCAAGAATCATAGATTTCATATGTATAGTTGAAGTCGCCTTCATAAGTTTGGATTGTATCACCACGCTCTGCGTTAACACGGTTGATACCACGGCTTGTAGGCATGTTATCACTTAGGTGTGTGCGTAGGCTGGTTGGGCAAACTACGGTACGGATCTTAGCGTTGAAACGCTTTTCAGCCATTGTTACCAACTGCTTGTAGATCGCTGGGTAGAATTGAGTGTTAGCCTCATCGCTACCAACATAATATGTGCTACCTAGGTAAGCACCTTGAGTAGAACCAGATCCACCACCAACTACGATACCACTTTGTGTTGTTGCCACATCAGTTGTTTCGCCGTTTGTGTATGTGATGAATGTTGCTGTGCTTCCACCAGTTGCGTTGAAAGAGTGAGTAGCCGCGAAAGAGTTCAAAGAACCAAAGCGACGACCTGTTTGGCTTGCACCAGTAACGCCACCAGCAGTACCAGATTGACCGCCGTATTTTGTACCAATTTGGTCAGCACGAACGATTTGTGCTTCCACATCAAACATCAATTCAATCAATTGCTTGACTTCTTGGTATGCTTGAGGATCACCACCAGATTGTTCAACTGCACGAGCAGAACCTGTAGCACTGATAACGGTACTGAAGATCTGTGTGTAGTTACCTAAGTTGGCACGCTGGTTGCTTTCAGCCATAGAGCTAGAAACAGCCATACCTTCTTGGTTAGCCTGAGTGGCTGGCAAACGATACACATCGTTTGTCCATAGTGGTAAAGTAGAAACTACTTTACGCTTTTTGGCCATAGCCATGTTTAAAACAGGTGTGTCGTCCTTGACACGGTTAGACACATCTAGGTCTAAGTCTTTGACAACGATGTCTGAAGCGTATGCTGTAGTACCGTTACCAATAGCGGATGTTGCGATTTGTGACATGTTAATTTCCTTATAAAAATGTCTTTAATGTTATCTACGACTTCGCATTGCTTGTAACTTTGCGACTAATAGATTATCCTGGGCTTTACGATCGCCCTTATTGGCTCTTTCCTGAAGTTCCTGAAGATTTGCTTGACCCTGTGTCTTAGCGTTGGCCACTGCATTTGACTTTTTCTGTGTCAATGCGGCTATGCTACTACCAGCACTTCTGCTTGATGGTTTCTCACGATATTTCAATCCATCTCTGATTAGACTTAGGATGTGTTCATCTGCACTAATCAGATCAATGTTTGGAATACCTGGCACTAGTTGGTTATTTGCTGACTGCCAATTCTTACTAATCTTATCACGAAGTTCATTGTAGACATATTCATTACGCAATTCCTTATCTGTAAAGTTCTTGCGGTTTTGTTGTAGGACTTCACCAACTTGTTGTTTACGAATTTGATAAAACTGATCCAGGTTAGGTTTCAGTTGTTGAATTGTTCCAACTTGTTGTTGAATCCAGCGTTCATTCTGTTGCATGTTTGCTTCAATGCGTGTCATTGCTGCCACATCACCACGGGCCTGAGCCTGTGCATACTGCTGTTGGAATGTTGTCTGGTATCCCTGTGTCTTTAGAATCTCATCATAGGCTTTCTGAATCTGCGGTCTAACCGTAAATTCTAGTGCTAGAGTTAAACCTTCTGCCTCAGCCCTTTTGGTCTGTAGGTAGTCATCAAACTCTGCCTTTTGGATCTTTAATTCTCTGGCTTCTTCATGTATTGCTCCACCTTGTCCTAAGATACTGGCTGCTCGTTTAGCATCTATGACCATTTCCTTGCCATTACGCATGAACTTAAATTTCGCATTTGGATTTTCATTTGCGAACTCTAAGAAATCAATGATCTCTTGCTGTGTAGAATCTTGGGTGCTTACCTCTTCAGGGGCGTTTCCTTCATCTATGGCTGCTTCACTATCTTCAGATTCAACGGAATCAATTTCTGGTTCTACGCTTGAGGGATCGCTTTCGCTACCTTCTGGCACCACAGGGGCCTCAGCATTTGCCTTCGCTGGGG